CTACCTCGACGGCTGCGCAGCGTGCAGCAATTTCTTTCTTTGTTCCCTCTGCATCTACGCCCAGCTGCTTTGCCAGTTCCTGCAAATCCTCTTTCTTATAGCTTTCCAGCTCTTTTGCATCTAAGTATCCTTTCATTGCCTGCCTCGCTTTCTTACACTGCTGTTACGCCCTTTTTAACTAAGATAATGCCCGCAGCGTCAGCTACTTTGCCGTCCACTACCATTAAGCACTTATTCTTAATCTTGTTGTTGTCGTGGTCTGTCCACTTCACTACCTGCATTTCCATGTTGGTATTGATAACGTAATCGGAGAAATTCATAAATACTGCGATTACGTCGCCCTCGTTTGCGTCGTCCCAGCTCGGTAAAACGTCGTCCTCTACAGTTTCCACATTCTTACCCATGAAACGGTATGTTTCCTCTCCGTTTACGCCGTAGTTTGTGCGTCCGATAGGCTGCCCGTTCTTATCTTCCATGCCGTCAATGCCAGTATCAAAAGTGGACTGGTTCATAACAAAGCTGCCGTTTCTGTACGCCTTTTTCATTTTGCCTTTTACCTTGTGCCAGCCGTTCCAGCTTGCGTACTCTTCCGGTGTCAGAGTAATTACAGCTGTTACCCTGCTGTCTTTCAGAACGCCCAGCGGCTGCCCCTCGCCTGTACCGTTGAAAATGGCAATTTCAATAGCCTTTACCATTGCCTCTGTTGCCATAGGTACAAACAAATCAGTAAACATTTTCAGCGTTACTACATTCGCCAAAATGCTCTGGGAAATTTTGCACTCCAAACCGTAATAATTGAATGTTACGGAATTTTTAGCAGATGCTTTCTGGTCGTCGCTGCTCTTTTCCTCTGTAATCCAGTGCGCAGTAGGCTTTAAGTCTGCAATCGGAATGGAAACGCCGCCCTGTACGTTAATCTTGCGCACCTTTGCATAAATGCTGCCGTAGCTTTCCAGTTTCTGAATGATTTCATTCATAATAGTTGTCGGAATTACAGCGCCACTGTCTGCTGTGGTGGTGGTTTCAGCTGCTCTGTACTCTGCCGGAATAGCAACGCCTCTGCATACATAATTCATAAACGCTTTTCTGTATGCCATAGTGTCGTATTTGTCCTCTGGTTCTCCTGCTCCTGCGCCGCCTGCTCCCTTGAAATTTCTAAGCAGCGTGGTGTCTGCTCCCGCTCCACCTGTCGGCTCCCCTGCTGCAATTCTTTCAAGCAGCTTTTTGCGTTTCTCTGCCGCTGCCAGTAAAGCGGTGCGCTCTTCCTGCAAGTCTGTTACCTCTGTTTCCAGTTTTGTAATTTCCTCGTCCGTAAGCTCCGCTGCTCTGGTGTTAAGCTCTTCTTTGATTTCGGCTAATCTTGCCTCAATTTCCTTTAATCTCATAGTCTGTGTTCTCCTTTTTTGTTTTGGTTTTTATAAGCTCGCCTTAATCTTTAGTATTGCTGCCCGCCTCTTAAGCAACTCCTGCCGCTCCCGCTCGTAACTCCTACTCGCAAAAGCACGGGCGCTTATTTCAGTATCGTTATTTGCCGGAATACTCACGGCTGATACATCATAAACCTTTTTGATTTTCAAAATTGTTCTTGTATGTGTTTCTCTGTCGTAACTTTCCTCTGCCACTGTAAACGCCCATGACATTTTAGTAATCATTCCTGCGCTTATGTCCTGATACAGTCCACGGGCTAAGTCTGTCCGGCTTAAGTCTGCTGCTACAAAAAGCCCCTTTACGTCCGGCTCTAAAATCAGCGTATTATTTGACTGTCTGGCAAATACTCTGCCCTCATGGTCGTACTGCATAATAACGTCGCTCATATCTGCGCTGTCTAATGCGTGTGCGTCTATTCTTTCGTAAATCTTTGTGCCGTCCTCAAACTCATATAAAAGGTATGGCGCATTAAACGTAGTGGCGTAGCCCTCTACGTAGCACTCCGACTGTATACGCTTTTCGCCGGAACTCTGCGCTACCAGAGGCGCTACCAGCGTTCTATATTCCCGTTCTTTCTTAACTGGCATTATTTACACCCTCTTTCTCTTCCTGTCCGTTCTGCGGCTCTTCTCCTGCTGCTGGTTCTGTCTGCTGCGTTACTTGCTGTATGATAACTGGCTGCTCACTTCCTTTGTGCAGCTCGCTTACTTCTGTATATTCCTTTCGGATATAATACTTTTCCCCGTCCTCAACGTGTGCCATGTTCCATATATCCATTACGCCGTTTCTGTTCAGTAGCGCACGGTCAAAAAGCTGTGTGCTTACGCTTAACTTTGTGGCGTTGCTTGCGTATTGTAGGCGGTTTGCAGAAAAGAAAATAGCATTGCCGCAGGCTCTTTCTCTCTCTGTAAAGCTCATATTAGTCATAACAAGCGATAGCTGTATTGCAAACGGTTCTATTTTCCCCTCGTAGTAAGCGTTCCACGTATTTTCATCAAATTTATTTTGCAAAATATCCATATTTGTACCAAAATGCGTGCATACATTTTCTTGTATGTGCTGCATCTGTAATGCGTTTGGTGTATACGGTTTACTCTCTACCTGTTTCAGCTCATTAAACTTGTTATCATAAATAATCATGCCGCTATCATTGTCGGCACTTAAGTTATCCTCTGTAAAGCGTTCCCGCTCTTTCTTTATGTCCTCTGGTTTCAGTATATTTGCTACCTTTGCCAGAAAACGGATATTTGCAGAATTTTTTACAGCGTTTATAATTCCCTCATTCTGTGTATGTATCAGCTGCATAGTTGGTGCAAGCGTGCTGTTGTCCTCTCCGAAAAGGTCGTCTTTATATTCAAAGTCTGTCATAATGCCTACACGCTCAAACTCAATAGCTCCATAGCTGCCATTTGCAAACAGATACCGTAAATATAATTGTCCCTCACTCTCTACCACCTCGCAGCGTTCAGCCCGCAGCGGATACCAGCCACACAAGCGCCCGTATTCGTCCTCGATAGGTATAATAAAAGCGGTGTGTTCCACCGCTACATACGTTGCCAGACGCTTTATGAATTTTGTTGTATCCATGAAGTAGTTGGGTTTATGCTGCAATGTCTTTTCCAGCGACTTAAGGGCGCTGCCCTCTATCTCCGGCTTTAGCTTGCTGCAATGTGTGGCAAAATTATTTATAGCCGTTCTGGTTAAATCCATTTCATACACACCGCCGCTAAAGCTGGTAAACGTCGGGCTGTATCCATTCAGCATTTTGAAATAATTACCTATGGCTTTTAATTCTTTGCCATGAAAAAGATAGTCTAAAAATTTCATGCCGTTTACACTCCTTTCTATGCGGCATTTTTAAGCAGCTCGCCGCACTCTTCCCAGTATTTCTGCCGCACGGTCATTGCATCTATGACAGATACAAAGCCGTCGATATGCGCCCTCTGCTCGATTTTTATAGGTCTGAATTTTCTTGTTTCCATGTTGTGCTTAAGCGCAACATTTAAGAAATGTGTCTTTAGTAAATTGTTGTCGGCAATCTTAAAATCGCCGTCTTTTATGATGCCCTCAAACTCCCGTATAACTGGTGTAAGATTTTCGCCTTGGTAAACGTCGTCCATGTGAAAACCATAATTTGCCATATCGGTAATAAGGTACTGGGCGCTGTATCTGTCGTAGCCGATTTTTAAAGGTCGTATGCCGTAATCTTCCAGCAGCATAGTAAACCAGCCGTAAACGTCGTGGTAGTCTACGTAATTCTCGCCGCTTAAGGTTATCAGCCCCTTTTTAACAAATATGTCATACGGCACGCCGTCCGTAGCCTGTAAGTATTCCAGCCTGCCCCGTGGCATAAAGAACTGTGTAAACGCATACAGTGTGCCATCTTTCTGAATAACCACACTGGCTGCCGTTAAGTCCGTTGTCTGGCTTAAGTCAATACCGCCCACTGCGTAGCAGTCCCTAAAGTCCTCTAAGGTCTTTTCTACTCCGGCGTTCTCTACTGTCTGATATTCCAGCCATGCAATAGAGCTGTTCTGCTTGATATTGCAATACTTTGTAAGGAACTCTGCTTTTTTACTTAAGCTGCCCTCTGCTACGGCTATCTCGTCCATAAAGAAACTTTCTTTTACGGATACACCCATGTTAGGATTAGCCTTTTTCAGTTCGTCTATGTCGTTCCACTTCTCCACATCATCAATCATGTAAAGGAATGGTAATAGCCTGCGCTCTTTGCTGTTTCCTTTCAAGAAACTTGTGCTACGTTTCATTAGTTCATCATAAATACTGTCATTGATATATCCGGCAGTGCTTATGCTCAATATCATAGGTTGAGTACGTGCGCCTAAAGCGGATTTCATAACCTCATACTGCTTTAGTCCAGCGTCCCCGCTCCATGCTGCCATTTCATCACATACCACAAGCTGCGGGTTAAATCCGTCTGACTTCTTGGCATTAAAAGCAATCGGTTTTATTACCGTGTTGCTCTCCGCAATATAAATATCGCTGCGCCGTTTCTTTGCCAGCTCCGCTAACTCGTCCTCTGCCTGTACCATTTGATAAAATCCGTCATACACCAGCGCCGCTTGGTCTAATTTCGGCGCTAAGCAGTATATTTCTTGTCCATACTCCGGCTCTAAGTACGCCATATATGCAATAATCGCAGATGCAAATAAACTTTTTCCGTTTTTTCTGCCAATTACAATAAAAATTTCACGGAAAATACGTATTTTTTCTGCGTCTTGTATGCCAAAAATAACAGAAACTATGGCTTTCTGCCATAGTTCCAACTTGATTAAATCATTACGCCCCTTGCTGTGGTGGCAAAAGTTCTCTATGAACCGTATAGCCTTATTTGCAGCCTTTGCATTAAAAAAATACTCCTGCTTTTGCAGCCCGTTTATAATGATTTCGTATATTTTCTTTATCCATTTTCCCGCTATGATTTCGCCGCTTGTAATCTTTGCGTGGTACTCATAGATATAGTTTCGATAAGGCGGCAATATTGCTTACTCTTCCCGCAAAGCTGCCAGCCTGCTTGTCTTTCGTTTCGCAGCTGGTACTAATTCCGTAAGCTGCTTAATCACTGCTGCATAGTTCTTACTAAGCGCTATGTAAGTTTCTGCCTCTGGGCTTTTCTTTGTCCCCCACTGGTTCTGCCCGTTCTGGTACTCACTCGTCCAGCCGTCTTTTTCAAGTTTCGCCTGCAAGTCGTCCAGCTCAACGCTCATAAATGCAGCCTTTTCTATCAGCGGCGTTACTAATTTTCTTTTGTTTTCGTCTAAGTCCTTGAAAATACCCTTAAGTCTGGTCTTTTCGGTCTTTATCCTCTGTTCTTTGGTTTTCTCTTTCTTTGTTGCCATTCCTTTACCCCGCTTTCCGTTCCTGCGCCGCACCACACCCCCAACACCACCCGTGCGCACGCCCGTAGGGTAATTTTAGGGTATCCCCTTCGGTATTCGCCCCCTTTAATTATTTTTCTGATATGGGGGGAGTATGCCGCCGTTCTCGTCGAACCGATACCGCTTATGCCTCTCCTGTTTGTGGTGTTCCTTGTTGTGGCAGTCCTGGCACAACGCCTCTAAGTTATCCCAGCACAACGTAACGCTTATGTCGTTTATGTTCTCTCTGTTAAGCCAGCGCTTATGATGCACTATCTTTGCGGGCTGCCCGCAGCGTTCACAAATATAATCTTGTGACATTAAATAAGCGGCTCTGGTTTTTTCCCATGCCGCTGATAAATAAAAACTCTTAGCCCATGCTTTCATACTGTCCCCTCTCTTTCTTCATTCCCCAGCGCCCTAAGTTTCATGCGCTGGGTGGAGGCTAAAGAATGAATAGAAAAAGAGTAGGCAACTGCTGCCGCACATGGCTTAAGCTATCGCCTACTCATTTCATGCTACCATTGTATCTCTTTTGTTTTCCCATGTAAACACCACGTTTTTACCACGATATTACCCGCTGCTGTACTGTTATCATTTCTCTTACTGGCACGCCTGCTGTTCTTAGCTGCTCGTATATACTCCTTATCTCATGCCTAAACCAGCCTGCATACTGCATTGGTACTGGCTGATATTGCCGCCCCATAAATGGGTTATCTGCATACGCTGCCACCTGTGAAAACTCATACAGCAGCAGCGGCTTACTCTGGTCTAATAATAGCCGTAATATATATGCTGTCGTTCTTCCGTGCAGCCGTCCCTCTGGCGGCTGCCATATCCCAGTTATTATATATAACCTCTGCCACTCGTAAAGCTCAAATCCTAATGCCTGCTCTATATGCTTTATCAGTCTGTCTGCCGCCTGCTGTTCTCTCGCTGTTTCCCGCTTTCTTTTTATCCATGCCTTTATTTTTTCAAACACTTACTTTACCCTCTCTTCGTCAATGCCCCACAATAATACTGACAGCTCATTTATGATACCCGTTACCCAGCGCCTCGGTGTATTCTTTCCTGTGTCCAGCTGCTCTGCAATTTCCGCATAGTCCATACCCTGCATAAAATACATTTCAAAAGCCTTGTACTCTACGCCTCTGCCCGCTGCCTCTCTGCGGCGCTCTATCTCTTCTACCGCTTTGTCTATATGCGCTGTCATTATCAATGTCTTAAAGCGTGTGCGTCTGATACTCTCTAAGTATGTACGCTGCTGCTCGTCCGTCATGCCCTTAAGCTCTAACTGCTGCCCGTCGCTTATTGCGTTCTCGATATGAAAAACCGCATCACGGTAACATTTCATAAGCGTAAAAGTGTTGTGGTATTTCTCTTTCTTCCGTTCCTGCTTTTCCTGCCTTTTCAGTTCCGTTATTGCAGCCTTTGCCTGTTTCTGCATCAGCTCCGTTAATTCGCTTTCGTGCAGCTGTACCCAGCTTTCAGCCTCTGGCGGCATTTCTGCCCCTGCCGCCGCTGTTGTCTTTGTTTCTTCCTGCTCCATGTTCTGTACCTCGCTTTCTGTTAATTAAACGGCAGCTCTTCGTCTGCTCCCTCTGGTATGTTCATAAACCCGTCACTCTCCGGCAGCTGCTGCCCTCTCGCCTCTGCCTCTGCTTTGCTCTCTCCAAAACCTACGCTATTTGCCACAACCTCTGTGTAATATACCTTGCTGCCCGTGCGCTGGCTCTCGTAGCTGCCTGTTTTAATCTTGCCCGTAACCTCTGCCCTGCTGCCTTTACTTAACCATTTCTGCGCCCATTCCGCAGTACGCCCGAAACACTTAATATTTATAAAATCTGTGTCTTTCCCGTCGTCTACCGCAAGCGTAAAGCGGGTAATAGCTGTGCTATTGTCCTGCCCGCCATATCTAAGCTCTGGCTCTCTTGTAAGCCGCCCTGTAAGTGATACATTATTCATTCTCTCTGCCCCTCTCTTCCAGTTTGTCCAGCTTTGAAAATATCGCCAGCAATTCCAGCACAATTATTCCCAGTAATACACTTGTCATTTTCTACCGCCTCGCTTTCTTCTCTTAATCCCGCCGCCACATTGCTAAACGCCGCCGCTACACTCTCGCAGAATGTCGCCAGCGCTGGCTTTATGCTCTTTACCCAGCTGTTAATAGCTGCCGTCAATGTTTCTGTTGCTGTTGGCAAGGTTTTATTTATCTGTCTTGCCATTTTTCTTGCAAGCCTACGCTGTTTTCGCTTGTCCAGCTCTAGCGGCGGGTTTACTCCGTGCTTTTTCTTATAGTTCTTTTTCCACTGTCTGTATTTCACTACTTACGCCCCTTTCTCCATATCGCATACGGCAGCGCCCATACTGGCGCTGTTATTATCAACGCCAGTTTGACTACGCATATCAGGCAATATACCGCACCGTCTACTGCTGCCTGTCCCAATTCTTCCAGCGCATCTACTACGCCGTCCATAAACTCAAACATTTACCGCCCCGCTTTCTGTGTCCGTTTCGGACACCTTGCCCGTATAGTCTGTTACTCTGATACCCAGAATACAGTAGCCCTCTGTAAGCCCTGTATAATCTTCCAGCGTATAAATAATATCTGCATCAATCGTGCGCCCTGTGTGCTTACCGTCCTTAAATTCCAGCATTTTAAGGCTGTCGCCCTGTTTGTAGCCTCTGTCATTTTTCCGCAGCTCAAAGCTCTTTTTTCCGCTTACTACGTCCTCGTAATAAGATGCCACTATTTTTACCTCATGCTGTTTATGCTCTGTGTTTCCCTCGCTTGGCAGATGCTCCATTTTTTCTGCGTCTGCCCGCTCCTGTAATTTCTTCTTTGTCTGGCGGTCTATAGCGTCCTGCTCTTCGCTGTACCGCTGTTCGTCCGTCTTTTCAGCCTCTGCCTTGTTTATGTACTGGTCGCATTTCTGGCACGTTCCCGTCTTTACGTTGCAGTCCTTGTATTTTTGGCAGGAATAGCACAAAGACGTTATGCTTTCTGGGTGCGGTGTTTCGTAATCGTCCCCCGCCTTTTTCTCCGCTACCTTTTCCGCTATTTCCTTTGCCCTCACATTTTCTCCCGCTGCTGCTTTTTCTGCTATTTCTTTCTGCTCGTCCTCGTCCAGCTTGGCTGCCTCATACGCAGCCGTGATGCCTAAATTACCCTCTTTCAGCTGCTCTTTAATCTCCGGCGTGGCATTGTTGTTGATTGCGTCCATTCTGGCTACGTTTGTGCTGCTCTCGTTTATCATAGCCGCCACTAAATCACGCATTTTGCCCTGTATCTCTAAGCCGTCCTCTTCCTTGGCTCTGATAAGCGCCGCTTTGGTACGCTCTACTAATCTGGTTTTTTCATAGGCGGTAAGCTCCTGCGTGTATCCATTGCCAGCCAATAAGCGCAGCTCATACATTGCCTCGCTCATATCCATAAAGCGGTAAAGCACTTTCTCATACTCCTTATGCCCCCGTTCTAAGTTCAAAATATTTGCTGCATTACGTCTGTGCCCGTCGATTATACGGTATTCCCCGTTTACTCTCGCCAATACTGTAGGCTGCTCCTGCCCTACGTGTAAAAAATTGTCTGCCAGCTCTTCTATGTTCTCTAATTTCTGGTGCGTATTCTCCGGCGCTGCCTTTACCTCGTAAGGGCTTAAATAGATTTCTTTGTACCCCTCGGTCTGCGCCTGCTGCCCTGCTGCTTTCGTCTTTGCGTTCAGAATGTCGTTAATGCCAAACTTTGCCATATTCTCTACCTCGCTTTCTCAATCCTTTGTTTTTTCTTACACTGTCCCATTACTCCGTTGCACATTTCGCACGTTCTCCAATGCTCGCAAGCGTCGCTTTGCGGGCATTTCTGCCCTGCAAATTTGCTGCCCCAGTTCCAGCACTCCGTACCGCCAGTCCTGCGGCAATGCCAGTAAGCGCATATTCTCTCTTTATGTGCCACGCTTGCTACCTCTCTTTCCCTGTGTACGCTGTTACAAATTTCTTGTACCCCTGCGCCGCTCCGCAGCATGGGCTATACTCATAAATCGGCTTACGCATAAAAGTATTTTCTGCTACTTTCTTGGAATACCGAATAATGCCCAGAATATTAAAATCTGTCTTTTGTTCCAGCCACTCTACGCCTGCTGCCTCGCCGTCTGTGTTCTGGTATGACGTAATCAGTACGCCTGCCAGCTTTAATGCTGGGTTAAATGCCTTTGCGTCCTCTATCTGCTCTGTCACAATGTCCAGCCCCTCTAAAGCGTCCTCGTCCACCTTTACGGGTACTATTACCTCGTCCGTGATTGCCAGCGCATTTACAACATTAAGCCCAATATCCGGCGGGTTATCAATGATGCAGTAATCATACTTGCCGTATATGGTGCAATCTCCGTAATACTGCACCCTTGCATATACCAGCGCCTTGTATCTCTCTATCTGGTTTTCGCTGTCCTCTTTGGTTAAATTCCATGTAGCCCCGAATAGTGACATATTCGCCGTTACAATGTCGATACCCTCATACTCTGTATGCTGTATCAGCTCGTCTGCGTTTTCCCAGTCCCCAGCCAGTAGCCTTGTAACTGGTGCTACGTTCTCTGCATCATATCTGCTGTACGCCTTGCTTAAGTTTCCCTGCTTATCGTTGTCAATCAGCAGCACCTTATAACCTCGCCTGTAAAGCTCATACGCCATGTTTGCCGCTGTAAAGGTCTTGGCTACGCCGCCCTTTAAATTCAAAATGCTTATTGTTTTCATTCTTTGCCTCTCTTTCCTGCGTTCGCCTCTAACGCATGGTTACTGTTTCCTGCTCTTTTGTAAGCTCGTCTGAATGTAATAAATACTGCTCTATCAGCTGCGCTGCTGGCTGCCAGCCGTAGCAGACGGCGGTATAATAGCCCTGCTGCCGCAGATACTCTAACCACTCTTTCTGTTTCTTGGTCGTCGTGTTCTCGCCTGCCTTAAGCTCTATGTAAAGCCCATGATACCCAGCCCTTGCAGCTGGTAGCATAATATCCGGCACGCCAGCCTTTACGCCCTGCCTCTTAAGCACCGCTGCTGTTGCTTTATCACGTTTGCCGCCGTTTGGCACATGATACATATATTGCAGTTCCGGCATAATCTCTGTTCTGTATGCAGCCCAGCTAAATAATGCCTCTTGATGCCCGCTTTCGTCGTCCAGTCTAAAGTTTCTCATTTTCTCGCCTCGCTTTCTGCTTAAATTCTACATACTGGCAAATTCTGAAAAGCAGCCCGTCCTTATGCGGCTTGCTGTTCTCTATCGCCAAAAGCGTTATTGTTTCCTCGCTTTGTAGTCCTGCATTTCCCAGTACGTCCCAGCGGTATATATCATAATATCTGCACCGCAGGCAGCAGCGCTTACAGTCCTTGCCTTTCTGGAATAACCAGTATTTAATTTTTTCTATCATGTTTTCTGCCCTTTCTGCTGTCGTTGTCTTTCCAGCTCTCCTGCTGCTCAAAAATAGCCGCCGCAATTCTAAGCGCCAGATACGCTGCCACAATCAGCGCCAGCAGTCCGGCTATTATCAACACTGCTGCAATGGCAATGCCCTTGATTATCTGCATTTCAGCCCCCCCTATCTGTTATTTTTACTAAGGTGTATCTTAAATACCCATAGCCGTAATACTCTGGGCTATGTACTCCCATGCTCACGCTGTTCTTATCCACGTAATAGCCCTTTATTGCTTTAGGCTCTTTCTTGAAATACTCACGGTCTGAAATTATGTGATACTCTGGCTCTGGTCTTACTAAATTCTTGCTGCAATTCCAGCGCTTGCCCTGTAATGCTCCGTCAGTACCCTTTTTGTGCGTTCCTGTGTACTTGATTAAATAACTTGCCAGCTCTGCATAGTTGCCGCTATCGTCCAGTGGGAATACCTTAACCCTGTTATGCCCCTCGTATGCCTTATACCAGCAGCGTTGTAAAATCTCTGTGTCAATTTTATTTACTACAAGGTGGTGATGCCTCGCACCTTTCTTGCCTATCTCCATAACGTGTATGTATTTGAACTCTAACCCTGCTTTTCTGTACTCCTTTCTGCACTCCCTCAAAAATACGTCTATGTCCTGCCGCATCTGCTCCGGCGTTCTGTCCGGTTCTCCTTTCCTGCGGATATAGTCAAGCACTAAATGGTAGTCCCCATAGCCATAGTTCGCATTTATGAGTATCCTTAACTTTCTCTCTGCCTGTCTGGTGTTTACTTTCTCCTGCTCTTCTTTTGTTGGCTTTACCTTATCCCCTCTGCTGATACCTTTCTTTTTGTATCTGCTGGTAAAGTACCTCTCTATCTCTATCGTATTTCCCGCTTTTGTTACCCTCTCTACGTATGGCATATATCTACCTCTCTGTCGGTTCGTTAATACTTTTATCAAGTGTTAAAACGGGCAGACAGCCCGTTAATTTTCTTGACTTTGCGCCATACATAGCTTATAATTTTTACAGTATTTCAAAGCTGTATAGCTTAGCGCCTATGGTGTTTCCCCACCGTAGGCGCTTTTATTTTTTTCATGTTTCCTGCCGCTCTCCCATGCGGCTTAAGGCGTACTCATAAGCCCGTCTGTACGGCTCTCTGCAATCGTAGCCCGTGCAGCTGTATAATTTGCTGCCCTTGCAAAATTCGCAGCTATGCAGCTTTGCGTAATCGCTCGCCGCCCTCTCCTGTCGCTTTTCCTCATATTCCAGATGCCGCTTAATCTGGTTCGCATCTATAACCGTAATCCCCAGCATATTTGCTGTATGTATTTCTCTGTCCATTCCCTCTGTTATGCCGTATTTCACGCCCACAATAACAAAATCGCAGCCTTTCAGCAGCGCAAGCCCAGCAGCCATGCCTCTTGCCCGCTCTTCTGGCTTTTTATCGTCCATGCACTGCGTCATATATAAATGCGGCGTAATGGGTGCTAAGCCTGCCTCTAATGCCTGCCGTGTCAGCTGCTGCGCATAATCTATGTTTCTGTCCAGCTCTGCGCCGTCTTTCGCCCTGTATGGGCTGCATATATAAACCTTTCTCATGCCTTTTTACCCGCTTTCTGTTGTGCCTCTGCCCGTGCCTGTTCATTTCCTGCCAGATATGCTGCTAAGCACATCAGCTCGTCTGCTCCCTTTTGGTCTATAAAATTACAATCAACGCAGCATTTACAGTACCCCGTAATCTGTAAATATCTGTCGTATACTTCCTGTGGTGTCTGGCACTGCTTTAAGCTGTCCACCATGCCTGCAAGCTGCTGTATTGCCTTTATGCCTGTCTCGCCGCCTTTTCCGTGTATCCCTACTGTAATCTGCTGCATTTTTGTTGCGCCGTCTGCTCCTAAAATTGTTTTACTCTTCATTCTGTGCCTCGCTTTCTTCCTTAAGCCCAGCCAAAAGCATAGTCATTGCATCTATCGCTGTATCAAAATGTTTTCCCAGCTCTGCTGCGTCAATAAGCCCCTGCTTTGTGTTTCTTCCGTTCCCTTTCATTGCCTGCGCTTGCAAAATAGGTTTTAACTGGCTAAGCCCAGCTATGCTGTTCTCTAACTCTTCCTCACTCACGCAGATTTTTACATAACCCTTGCCGATATGTTCAACACTCATTTTCTACCTCTTCCTTTCTTCTAATCAGCCGTACTGATACTTCATAAGCTGTGCGCTGTTCTCTTTCTCCTGTGGCTGCGTCAAGCACCTTTTCATACTGGCGGCTCTGATACCGTCCCAGCAGCTCTACAGTGTCGCCCTGCTGCCACTGCGCCGCCTCGTCTGCCTGTTCCTGCCAGCAGATGCACGGCAAATAGCAGTTGCCACCTGTAAGCTCATTTCTTACCTTTACCGTAATATCAGTAATGCGCTTGCCTCTCGGCGTTTCTCTGTGTGTTGGCGTATTTGCTATAATGCCTCTTACTGCTACCTCGTCCTGCTCTACTGCTTTTTCTGATACCGCCACAAAATCTGCCAGAATATATACCAGCAGTCTACCGCTCTGGAAGTCCTTAAGCGTCTGCGTCTTTCCTGTCAGTAAAAGCCTGCTGCCCTCTACAAATTCCTGCATAACGTCAAACTCTATGCCGCTGCAAGCTCTGTATGGTACGTCCTCTGCAAATACTACCGTTACCTCGTCCGGCACGCCGCTTGGTCTTACCGTTTCCAACTTTGCCACATAACCACAAAACGGCAGCCCGCATAGCTGCTTAATTTTCTCAATCTGTGTAAGCGTTCCTACCAGTCCCGCTGCATTTTCCTTGATACCGCCACCTGTAAGCTCGTCCATGATTGCAGTATCTAAATCCCGTAAAAAATCCGGCTTTTTCTTTGTCATACTTCCTGCCCTTTCCTTTCCTGTATGTATATGGTGTAGTAAAGTGACATCTGCAAATCACTAAACTTATACTGCGCTGTCTGGTCTGGCTCTAATGGTTTCATAAGCCCCAACTCTTTCCAGCGTCTGTGCGTTATCTCCGGCACTGCTCTAAACTTCTTTACCTCATGCCCGCTGTATTTTCGGTATTCCTCGCTTATCTCATGGTCTGCAAACGGTTTGAACGCTGCCAGATACCCTACGTAAACCTCTGCTTTGCCCTCGATAATGCGCAGGCGGTCTGAACTCTCCAGCGTGCCTATAAATTCCTTTACTGTCACTGTCTGCCTCTCCTACTTCTCTGGCATTTCGTACAGCCTCGGTATTACTGCTGCAAACGGCTGTACGTCCATGCCGCCCCTTATTACGGCTGCACCGCCAGCCGTAAACAGATAGCTTACGCACTCTTTCTGTATCTCGTCCAGCACCTCTAAGCAGCGCTCTTTTGTGGCATACTCTCCAATTTCTTCTAAACACCCGTCACTTATGCAAATTACGTGGCGCTTTTTGTCTGCCTCTGCGCCGCCTCTCTTTTTCTTTACGTCCTCATACTCTCCGTACTCTACGCAGGCGTAATTACCACCCAGTCTATACAGCTTTTCTTTATTCTGGCTGCGTATGTATACCTCACTCATTTCCTGCCTCGCTTTCGTCCTTATGCTCTTGGTAGCCCTCTAAGTAGCCTATTGCCTCTACGTCAATGTCCTTGCCGTCCTTACCGTCGCTGTTTATCCTAATTTTGCCGTAGTAGGAATAAATACAGCAGCCGTCATAGTCGTATACCCTTATGCTGCCCTCTGTGGCTGCCTCTGGCGTTTCAATAACCAGCGGCTCTGCCTGCTGCATCTGCGCTGCTACCTGTTCGTCTGTCACTGGCTCGCTGTTCTTTCCTCTGTACCAGATAGCCAGTATAAACAGAATGATTGCCAGCACGCCTGCCGCTATAATGGCTGCGCACTGTATCAGTTTCTTAACTACCTGTCGTTTTCGTTTTCTCATAGTTTCAGCCTTTCTTTTTCCTCGTCCCAGTCAAAACTTGTGCAAGCTATGCAACGCTTGCAGCGTTCTATAGGCTCGTCGTCCCCGTCGTGCGAAAATCCCAGACAAGCGCCGCCGTCCATTCCGGCTGCGCCCCATTTTTTCTGTAAACTGCATTTTTTAATACGCTGCTTTATGCGGCACTCTTTGCATATAACCTTTTGTCCAGCTGTGCAGCCCTTACACCTTGCATGGTACTTAGCCCACTCTCTGCTTACTCCTGTTTCCTCGCTTTCCCAGCCAATTACCCACTTGCCGCATACGTCGCAATATACCTGTGTTGTTACCGTCCTTGTTATTCCCATGTCTGCCCCTTTTCTGCCTCAAAATAGTAGTTGTCTACTATCAGCATTTTTTTACTGAAAAGACACATAAGCCCCAGCGGTACGGTAATAACCGCTATTGTTATGTCGCCCTCTGTCGCCCATACTGCCAGCACGGTAACTGCCAGCATTGCAAGCCCGTAGGCTTTCTGCTTAATGAAATACCAGCGGCGGGCTTTCTTTGCCTGCTCCCGCTGCCGCCTCTGCTCTTTTTTCTTACGCATATCTGCTATGGCATCTGCATAGCCTCTCTGGTATGCGTCCTCTACTATCAATGCCTCTGCTGCCATTCTCTGCCTCTCTTCCTTTCGGCGGCGCTCTCTGTCTTTCCATGTGTGCCGCTCTCCTGTTCTGGCGTTTGGTTTTACCGTGCGGGCTGCTTTTCGCATTAAAAAGCAACTGAAAACCTGTTGACTGTCCACATACTTTCTGGCTGGTATGACCGCCGCTATTTTTCCACGGTATACAGATTGCAGCTATTAGCCTGCTGCCCTCTGCCGCAGGCTCGCCATGCCTGCTACGCAATGTGCCGTGTGGGATTTGAACCCACGACTTGCCGCTTATGAGGCGGCTGCTCTAACCAACTGAACTAACGGCACTCGTGGCGGCTGCTGCCGCCTACTCATTAAATAAAAAGCCTTTTTCTATCAAAAACCTTATCCAATCGCAGCCCGTTACGTCGTCCCGCTCAATGAATTTGTAAAAGCTCTCTGCGTCCTCTATTCCGTATTTCTTCAAAATGTTTCTTGCGTTCTTTGCTGCTGGCGTAGTAAAAACATTCTCTGCGTAAAATGTAGCCTCTATAGTCCCGTAGCTGTTCTTTCCCGCTGGTGTTCTCATTTCCACTACGACTACATTCCTTTTGCTTTTTCTTCCTACTCCCTTTCTTATTACTACTGCCTCACTGAATAACCAGCCATTCCAGCCGCTACGCATAGGTGCAAACTGTGTGCGTGGTACTTCTACTAAGTCGCCTGCCTGCAATTTGTTAAAATCTACTTTTTTCATGTGTCTTACCTCTCTTTTGTTTTTCTTGTTTATAACGCCTGCTGCCCCGCTGCCGCCGTGTAGGTTTTCAGTGTGGCGTTGCAGCGTTTGAACTCCCTATAAATTGTGTCCCTATGCGTTCCCAGCACCTCTGCAATATCACTTACACTGCTGCCCTGCTTACTCATAGCCTCTATGGTCTGCCTGTCCTCGTAATGCAGACGCTTGTACTTTCGTTTCGCCATGTTCTATGCTCCTTTCCGTCCTCATTTGCTTTTATGGTAAAAAAATAAGCGTGTCAGAGTTTTTACGCTCTGCACGCTCTTCTTTTCTGCTGTTTCCTATAAAAAAAGAAAATCGGCAGAGGCTTTATAACCTCTTGTCGATTTTCATTCTAAAACTTATCTTGTTTTATACGTTTATATTTATTTTTTGTTACATATTTGTTACATGTACTAGTTTGAAATTACAACTCCATCCTCGCCATTTACAGTAACTATAGAGCCCGACTTAAGGATCTTAGTCGCGTTCTGTGCACCCAGGATAACAGGTATGTCACGGCTGAGTCCGACTATGGCAGCATGTGAATTGCCCCCGTTCTTCTCACACACGATCGCAGATGCAGTCTTGAGCTGATCCATGATCCTGTTGCTGGTCTCATTTATGACGATTATGTCTCCATCCTTATAGTTCTTGATGAGCTCATCCTCTGACTCGCATACACAGAGCGGTGCGGTTGCAGATCTCTCATTTATAGAGAAGCCCTTTACAAGGATATGTCCTACAACGTGTACCTTTATCAGGTTTGTCGTGCCGGTCACGCCAAGTGGGACTCCGGCGGTGATTACAGTCACCTCACCGTCCTTAACATAGCCGTGCTTCTTTGCCGCATCAACAGCATGCTCGAAGAGATCGTCAGTGTTGTTCTCCTCACCTATAAGAAGAGGCTGAACTCCCCATGAAAGATTGATCTGTCTGGCAACCTTCTTAACAGGGGTACATCCGATGATCGGACATTTTGGTCTGTACTTTGAGAGCATTCTCGCTGTCTTTCCTGACTTGGTAACAGTGATGATGGCTGCCGCTGCAAGGTCTATGGCCGTTGTACATGTCGCATGTGATATAGCACTCGTTATATCAGGATTCTGCACCGCATCCCTGTTGAAGAATCTCTTGTTGTAATCTATGTCTCGCTCTGCTCTCTCTGCGATGGTCTTCATGGTGTGAAGAGCCTCAACCGGATACTTGCCCGCTGCGGTCTCTCCTGAGAGCATGATTGCACTTGTTCCGTCATATATGGCATTTGCAACATCTGTCGCCTCTGCTCTGGTAGGTCTTGGATGTATCATCATGGAGTCAAGCATCTGTGTAGCTGTTATGACCTGCTTGTCCGCATTGTATACCTTCTTGATGATCATCTTCTGGATGATAGGCACATCCTCAAGAGGTATCTCAACACCCATATCTCCTCTTGCGACCATGATTCCATCGGACACTCTGATTATGTCGTCTATATTGTCAACGCCCTGCATATTCTCAATCTTGGCGATGATATTGATATTGTCACACTCATACTCGTCAAGGATCTTCCTGATCTCAAGTATATCGTCGGCTGATCTTACAAATGATGCAGCGATGAAATCGAAATCATTCTCAATACCAAAGATTATATCCGCCCTGTCTACATCGCTTATGTATGGCATGGTGAGGTTAACTCTTGGAACATTTACACCCTTGTGGTTTGATACAGGTCCGCCATTCTCCACGCGGCACACGATATCTTTATCAGTAACCTTCTCTATCTTCATATTTATAAGGCCGTCATCGATGAGTATGGTATCTCCCGGCTTGACATCGTTCACAAGATTCTTGTATGTAATGGATACCTTTGCCTGGTCGCCCACCACATCCTCTGTCGTCAGTGTAAATGTCTGTCCTTCTACGAGTTCAACCTTGCCCTCCTTGAAGTCCCCAACCCTTATCTCCGGGCCCTTAGTATCAAGCAGTGTTGCAACCGGAAGTCCAAGCTCCTCACGAAGCTTCTCCACTCTGTCCTTGTTCTTCCTGTGCTGGGCATGATCACCATGAGAAAAATTGAATCTGGCAACATCCATACCCTCGATCATGAGCTTTCTGAGCACCTCATCATCGTCCGTCGCCGGTCCCAATGTACAAATTATCTTTGTCTTTCTCAAATTCATATGAATACTCCTCCTACTGTTTTATATATTGTATTTGAATGTGTTCTATAATTATTTACCTTTGCTCATACTGGGCAAATTCCTGCGCCAGATCATTCTGTTCTACCTGTGCCGGACCTTCCTGTGGATCGTCATCCGGGGTATTCTTATGATACTGCGATACAGCGGCAAATATGTATATCACAGATATGAAAAGCGCCAGCATCCCCATCGTTCTCTTCGCCGGCCATATGTATGTTGCAATGACCATCATGAGGAAATACCATAATAACCTTATATATATGGCAGATTTGTAAATAGTGCCAAATGATACCTCTATCTTCTTCATGGATGCCGCTATCAGTCCCGCTACCGTTATGAGCAGTGACCAGAACAACGTGAGCACAAATCCAACAATTATCTGAAATACCCATGCAAGCACAAGCACTGGTGTGTCGAGCTTATTTATGAGATCGATCACATCCTGCTTTGTAACAGCCTTGAATCCATATGTCTCATTCAGGGATTCATATATATCCTTACATCTTATGATCTGTGTTCTTCCTGAGTTATATGTGAGTATCTCATCCGCTGATATGATGAATACGGTACGATACCCGCCGTCTGCAGCAAGGTCTCTTGCAACAGCTTCATCCACTTTCGTCTTCGATGTGTCGATCTTTATGTAGGACATGTTCTCATCATCCGACCAGTCGAATGTCCCATCGTAGTAAAAACCATCTCCGGTCAGTGAAAAATCCTCCATATTCCGGTCTATCCTGTCCGCAAACCTTCCGCCGCCAAACAACTGGTTATATGGAATAAAGAATATCACCAGATAAGTCAGTGTGCTCATGATAAATGTTATCAGCATCGCCGATGACATCCGTCCAAATCGTCCATTTCTGTAATAAGCTTCCGGTTTTACGACACCTACGAACATGTTCTTCAGCGCGCCTAAAAATCCAACTCTTTTTTTATCATCCAACAGTTATTGTCCTCCAAATTTCATATGCCTGCTAATTATAACATAGACTTTATGTATTTAATATGAAAAACATCAACCTTTACCGACTTTTTTCTTGTTTTTCATTCAGGCTTTATGTTTTAGCTGGATTTTAATAAGCATTTTGTAATATATTCGTAACAAATCAGTGCAGTTTTATTGACTTTTCATAGCGTACATTATATTATGTAAACTGTGCTAAAAACTTTTTACAAAACGGGAGGAATTCATGATTATCAGAAAATTTACCAGGATAATTCTGGGCGCTGCTCTGGGTATAAGTGTATTCGCATTTGCCGGCAACGTGCCCGAAACAGCCTATGCCGCAGACATGTCCGACATAAGCGTTACATCGACGAGGGAGGATGTACAGCAGGTGGTGGACGATGGAAACTTCCACTACACAGAGCTGGACGGTACAGAGATCGATCACATATACGAGTTGTATAATAATGATCCCGAAACCATCAAACAGCTCCAGCGTCAATCCGATTACAACGCCACCGGCGATATAGCTACGCTGAGTGCCAGATATACCCACTCTTCCATGTTTGATGGCTACAAAGTCATCAAGGGCATAGACGTATCCGAGTGGAACGGCGACAACATCAACTGGAAAAAGGTTAAAGCCGCAGGAATATCCTACGCATTCATACGTGTGGGTGGACGCTACTACGGTTCAGGAAAATATTTCATCGATTCTACATACAAGGATAATATCAAAAATGCACTGAATGCAGGTGTTGACGTGGGTGTGTACTTCTACTCACAGGCCATCAGCACATCGGAGGCCAAGACAGAAGCCAAATACACTACCGACCTGATCTCAGGCTACAACATAACTTATCCCGTTGTCATGGATTATGAATACGCATGGGAAGATGGAGGTCTGAGCGGTCGTCTGTACAACGCCCACCTTTCCAAGAGCGCAGCTACAAATGTCATAAAAGCATTCTGTGCGGCAGTTGAATCAAAGGGCTACGTAGGCATGATCTACGCCAGCAAGACTGTCATCACAGACGACATGAACGCATCTTCGATCGCACAGTCATATCCTATATGGAATGCCCAGTACAACGACACGGACACTCTCACAGTGAAACATTCATACTGGCAGTACAGCGACGTCGGCAAGGTGTCAGGAATCAGCAATGCAACTGATATGAATTTCAGATATGTCAAATCTCCTGCCGCGCCTTCATCTCTGACACAGTCAGCGTGCACAGACTCCACTATCACACTGACATGGACGAAGATCCCTGAGGTCTATGCTTACCAGATCGTGCGTTACGACAGCTCCGAAGATAAATACGTCTCCGTGGGAACTGCCAAGGGTGCCGGAACGACTACATTTACAGATAAGAATCTTCAGGACGGTAAAAAGTATACATACAAGGTACGCGGATATTACAAATTGAGCTCAGGAGCCATCTACGGAACCTACTCAGCAGAGTGTACCGGTATTACAATAGCTGATACCATAGAGAACTTTGCGGCTACAGTTACAGCGCCTACATCTGTAAAACTTTCATGGTCACCTATCCCTGCAGCAACAGGATACAGAGTATACAGAAGCAACGGTTCATCAGGCAGCTACGAGACGATTGCCACGACCAATTCTCCTGACGACTGCGACGTTACCGACAGCCAGCTCAATCCTGGCACAAAATATAACTACAAGGTACGCGCATACACAACAACTGATACCAACACCATCTGGCACGTTCTGTCAGATGCCAAGACCATAACCACCGACCCAGGCGAGGTTACAGGGCTCAAGATCACTTCAGCCTACACAAGCTCACTTACACTGAAGTGGAATAAGCAGGAAAATGTTGACGGATATATCGTATATGTATGGGAGCCATCCAATGCTACTTGGACAAGGCTTGCAAAGATCTCTTCCAAGTCTACTGACACATACACACACAAGGGACTTCCTCATTCAACCGAGTACAGCTACACGGTATGTGCATATTACAAGAAAAATGGAACATACCACTACACAGAGACAGCCAGCGCAGTGAGCGGATTTACCGGACCTGCTGTTCCTTCCCAGATCGCAACCGCATCAAGGACAGCCAAATCCGTGACCATAAGATGGACACAGATTTCTGATGCCACGGGCTACACGGTATACAAATATAATACGTCCAGCAAGTCATTTGAGCAGGTGGCACGTATCAGCGGAAGCAGCAACAGAACATACACATTTACAGGACTTAAAGCCGGAACAGAATACAAATTTGGAGTGAGAGCATACACAGAGCGGAATGGATTCACAGGCTTCAGTGACCGCAAGGATTTCAGCTCCTGCACTCTCCCGGCAACCTTTACATCATCCTTCAAATACACACCACTTGGATCGCAGAGATTCCTCCAGTGGTCAAAGCTGTCATACGCTGACGGCTACATCGTATACAAGTATGATCAGAAGGCAAACAAATACACAAGAGTTAAGAAGATAACATCCAACAAGACAAATTTCTGTTTTGTTCCTAACCTCAGAAGAGGCTACGGTTACCGTGTTCTTGCTTACATGAAGTACAACGGCAAGATATACTACGGAGCAATGTCAAATGCACCGGTCAAGAATACATCTCTTACCGGAACAATCACTGACAGCAGCGTAAACCTCCGTGCAAAAGCCGGAACAAACAGCAGAGTAGTCAGAACGCTTGCAAGGGGTTCAAAAGTCAAGATCTCCGGCTATGCAAAGTCTGGAAGATATATCTGGTATAAGGTCACATACACCAGAGGCTCCAGAAAATATACCGGCTATATAAGATCTGATTTCATACGTGTCAAGTAATTCTTATACTTATACAATTAAAATAGGGAAAAGCATACATACTTTGTATCTCCTGCTTTCCCCTATTTTTTTATATTTTTCTCAATATTTTTCTCACGCAGGCCTTTTATTAATAATATTTTAATAATCTTTTTGTAATATAATTG